CTCGCCCACATACGGCCAGATTGGGGAGATTCGGCGTATTGTCCCACGGTGTCCGGTAATGTCCGGTTATCCGGGGTGGATCGTTGGTGTTCCGCCTTGTCCGCTCCGATCCGATACTGGCGAAAAACCGTTGCAGCATAAGGGTTTCTGCCCTTCGGCTGGTCCGCTCGCCCCCGGGTTTGACCGTTGAGAACGGCCGACGGCGGGCTCGGTGTCGGCAACCGGGCGAAGGTCAACCGGGTCCGCGTCGACGCCCCGCCGTGGCGGTCGTGGCGGACGAAGAGCCGGGCGGCCCGGGCGATCCGTTTCGTCGAGACGTTCTGCCGTATCCCGTCGGGGGCGAACGCGGGCAGCCTGCTGAAGCTGGCCCCCTACCAGCGTGAGGGCCTCGAGCGGGTCCTGGCCGACGGGAACAGGATCGCCGGGTGGCAGATCCCCCGGGGGAACGCCAAGTCGACGTTGTGGGCGGCGGTCGGCCTGTGGGCGGTGTCCGACCCGCCCGACGCCCCCCAGGTGCCCCTCGTCGCCTTCAACTCGATCCAGGCGCAGCGGACCTTGTTCCGCCCGATGCGGGCGATGGTCGAGGCGTCGGCCGAACTGTCCGACCGGCTGGTGTTGTACATGGGCTCGAACGACCGGCGGATCTGGTCGCCGTGGAACAACGGGGAGTTGCTGCCCCTCGCCGCCGACGTGGAGCGCCTGCAGGGTCTGAACCCGACGGTGGCGTTGATCGACGAGACGCAGACTGTCTCACCCGAGGTGTATGCCGCGATCTTGCAGGGGGCGGGCAAGCGGCCCGAGTCGCTTGTCTTGGCGATCGGCACCCCGGCGCCGGGCGCCGACGCCTCGGCCCTGTTCGCCTTGCGGGAGGCGGCCGGGTCGGGGGCGTCGGTGGCGTGGGTGGAGTTCGCCGCCCCGGCCGGCTGCGCGGTCGACGACCGGGAGGCGTGGCGGACGGCGAACCCGGCGATCGGGGCGGGCATCCTCCATGACGACGTCCTCGCCGCCGAACTGGCGATCGTGTCGGAGGCCGAGTTCCGCTGCTACCGGCTCGGCCAGTGGGTGGCGGCGACGGTGGCGTCGTGGCTGCCCCAGGGGGCGTGGGACGCCTGCGAGACGGTCCCCGCCCCGGACGAGGGGGCGGAGGTGACCGTCGCCCTGGCGGGCACGTGGGGCACCTCTCAGGCGATTGTGGGGGCGACGCCCGACGGGGCGGTGTTCCTGGCGTGGGGGGCGGAGACGGCGACCGACGACGAGTTGGCCGAGGTGGTCGCCGCGGCGATGGAACGCTGGGACGTGACCCGGGTGGTGTTCCCCCCGCAGACGAGGACCCGCCTGTTCGAGCGGCTCGACGAGGGCGGCGTGCCGGTCGAGATCTGGGATCACAAGTTGGACGCCACGTCGGCGGCCGAGTGGCGGCGGGCGATCATCGAGGGCCGGTTCGCCCATGATCACGATCCGATGCTCGCCGCCCATGTGGCGGCGACGGTCGCGAAGTCGACCCCGGACGGCGGGTTGCGCCTGGTGGCCGGGGACGGCCCGGCGGACGCCTGCCGGGCGGCCCGTCTGGCCTGGTGGTCGGCGACGGCGCAGACCGAGGCGTTCGCCGCCATCTACTGACCACGCAGGGTGCAAGTTACTCACACTGCCCTGTGAGTAACATTCCGGCCTGTGGAGGCGGTGCGACCGTCCGGGCTGATCGTCGACACCCGTGCCTCGCCGGTCGGCCCGGACGCTGTCCCCGGCGACCCGGGCGGGGTGGAGATCGTCGGCGGGCCCGCCGCGTTCGGCCCGCCGCTCGTCCCGCCCGCGGTGCAGCCGTGGTCGGGGTGGCCGTCGGACTGGCAGACCCCGAGTTGGTGGGGGCAGGTCGCCTTGCTGACCGACACGGCGTGGGCCTGTCTCGACTCGAACGCCTCGATCCTGGCGACGATGCCCCCGTACCTGGTCGGCGCCGCGCCGAGCCTGCCGGCCGACTGGCTGAACAATCCGGACCCCGACGTGTATGTCAGCTGGAACGAGTTCGCCAAGCAGCTGTTCTGGGACTACCAGGGGGCGGGCGAGGCGTTCGTGGTCGCCACCGCCCGCTACTCGTCGGGCTACCCGGCCCGTTTCCATGTGGTCCCGCCGTTCATGGTGAACGCCGAGATCGTCGATGGTGTCCGCCGCTACCAGATCGGCGGGGTCGACGTCACCTTCGACCTGTTGCACGTCCGGTACACCTCGCAGGTCGGTTTCGCCCGGGGGATCGGCCCGTTGGAGAAGGCGGGGCCTCGTCTGGTCGCCGCCGCCGCCCTCGCCCGTTACGCCAGTTCGATGGCGGCGTCGGGCGGGGTGCCGACGTCGGTGCTCGTCCACCCGGGCCGGCTGTCCGCCGAGCAGGCCGCCGCCTTGCAGTCGCAGTGGGTGACGGCGCGCACGTCGGCGCTCGGCCTGCCCGCCGTGCTGGCCGGGGGCGTCGATTTCCGTACCATCGCCGTCGACCCCGAGAAGATGGCTCTCGTCGAGCTGTCCCAGTGGAACGAGGCCCGTATCGCCGTGCTGCTGGGCGTGCCCCCCGTGTTCATGGGTTTGCCGTCGGGAGGCGACTCGATGACGTACAAAAACCTCGACCAGCTGCTCGAGTACCGGTGGCGGGCGGCGCTGTCGCCGATGGCCGCGGCGGTGATGGCCGCCCTGTCCGGCTGGGCTCTGCCCCGGGGCACCGTGGTCGAGGTCGACCGCGACGAGTTCGTCGCCCCCGGCCCGCTGGAACGGGCGCAGGCGGCGCAGATATGGGCGAGTATCGGCGTCAAGTCGCCGGCCGAGATCGCCCAGACCGAACGGGTATCAGAGATCGCGACCGCCGACGTGTCGTCGCCGGACGCCGAGGCCCCGGCGGGGCCGGACCAGCCGACAGGGGTAGGCCCATGAGATCCGAGATCGAGATCCGCTCGGCGGTCGTGTCCGACGTCCGGTTCCCCGACCGGGTCGTCGAGATGCTCGCCGTGCCGTATGACCAGTGGGCCGACGTCGAATACCACGGCCGTCTGATCAAAGAGTCCTTCGCCCCCGGCGCTTTCGGCAACGTCCAGAACCGGGCCGACCGGATCCCGGTGAACCTCGACCACGACCTGGAACGCAAGGTCGGCAGGGTGAAACGGCTCGACCCCGACGACCCGAAAGGACTGCGTTCCGAACTGCTGATCCGCCGGGGCGCCGAGGGCGACCAGGTGCTAGACGACGCCGCCGACGGGATGCTCGACGGGTCGATCGGCTTCGCCTGCCTGCCCGAGCACGCCACCTGGGACGGCAACAACCGGCGGCGGATCTCGAAGGCCTACCTCGACCATATCGCCCTGGTCTGGCAGCCCGCCTACCGGGGCGCAAAAGTTCTGGCCGTGCGGTCGGCCTCGGATGGTGCGCCGGCCGCACGGCCTCCCAGCCCGACCCCCAACCTGGACGCCATCCTCCTCGCCCGTCTCCAAGCCGAGTACGCTTCGCGCCAGTAGTCGTCTGATCCTGCCGGCCCTCATCGGTCAGTGACCGGGGACCGAAACGAGCCTCAGCGCTGCGGACCACCCATCCGTGCCCATTGGAGGCTTCAGTGTCAGGATCGCATGACGCCATGCTCGCCCGTCTCCAGGCCGAGCTCGACGGCAAACGGCAGTTCCAGGATCAGCTGATCGAGGGGGCGCAGGTCGCCGGGCGTGACCTGTCCGAACAGGAGATGGAGTTGTTCACCCGCTCGAACGAGCGGATGGCCGAGATCGAGAAGATGCTCGTGCCGATGCGCGAGGCGGCCCGCATCGCCGCCGACTCGGCGGCCCGCACCGCCGACCTGACCCGGGCGTTCGACCTGGCCCGGCGGGGCGAGGTGCGGACGGCCACCGTCGAGTACCGCTCGGCGGGCGAATACCTGATCGATCGGTACCGGTCGATGCTCGGCGACGCCGACGCCGCCGAGCGGATGGAGATCTTCCACCGGGCCGCGTCGCATCAGACCACCGGTGACAACGCCGGTCTGATCCCGACGCCGATCATCGGCCCCGTGGTGTCGTTCATCGACGCCAACCGGTCGCTGGTCACCCAGCTGGGCCCGCGCAACATGCCTTCGTCGACCTGGTCGCGCCCGAAGGTGACCCAGCACACGACGGTCGGGGCGCAGGCGGCAGAGAAGAACGAACTGGCGTCGCAGAAGATGACCATCACGAAGCTGTCGGCCAACTCGGCGACATATGGCGGGTACGTCAATGTCAGCCGACAGAACGTGGACTTTTCGGTCCCCGCGATCCTGGACATCATCGTGAACGACCTGGCCGCCGAGTACGCCATCCAGACCGAGGCGGCGGCCGCGAGCGCGTTCGACACGGCGGCGACCGCGGGCGTGCCGATCGCCACCGGGGCGGCGACCGCCGCCGGGGTGGCGGCGTCGCTGTGGGACGGGGCGTCGAAGATCTACACCGCCACCAAGGGCGCCGGGCGGGTGTTCGCCGTCACCGGGCCGGACATGCTGCCGGTCCTCGGCCCCGTGTTCCCCCCGTACAACCCGATGAACGCCATGTCCTCCGGTCTGTCCGCCTCCGACTTCGGCACCGGCCTGGTCGGCTCGATCTCCGGCATCCCCCTGTACGTCTCGTCCGGGGTGGGCACGCTGCGCATCCTCATGTTCTCCACCGCGGCGGCCGAGGTGTACGAGCAGCGGGTCGGAGCCCTGTCGGTCGTCGAGCCGTCGGTGCTCGGCCTCCAGGTCGCCTACGCCGGTTACTTCACGCCGATGGTGATCGACGCGGGCGGGATCGTGAAGATCGTGAAGACCCCGTGAGTCCTGCCAAGGGCGCCGCCGAGCGCGAGGCCGAGACGAAACCGGCGCCCGAACCGGAGGCCGGGCCGCAGCCGACGTGGTACGCGCCGAACCAGCAGTGCGTTGGCGTGAACCCTGCCGTGGTGAACGCCACCGGGGCGACCGCCGGGATACCGGGGTCGTGGACCCCGGCCGGGTCGACCCCGCCCGTCTCGCCGACCGCGCTGATGCAAGGCGTCCCGGTTGCCGTCACCGCCAGCCCGGCGACGGCGTGGACGACCGGCCAGTATGTGCAGACCCAGACGGCGGGCGCCGCCGGCCGGGCCTGCTGGACCGGGTCCGCCTGGGTGGGAGGTGCGGCCCCGTAGATGGCCTACGCCACCCCGCAGCAACTGGCCGACGCCCTCCACGTCGCTCTCACCGCGGCGAACAACGAACTGTTCGTCGAATGCCTGGCGGCGGCGGCCGACGAGATCGACCACGAGGTCGACGGCCCCCTCGTCTACCCGGTGTCCGACATCGTGGTGCGGACCAACGTCAACCGGGCCGAAGAGTGGGTGAAGGCGAACGACGCCCCCTTCGGGGTGCTCGGCCTGGAACAGACCGGGCTGTACACCCCGAAGGACGGCTTCTCCCGTCACGCCGCCAACCTGCTCCCGCTGAAACAGTCGTGGGGGGTGGCGTGAGCACCGCCCTCGTCGACCTGCGAGCCAAGGTGGCCGCCGCGCTCGCCCCTGTCGCCGACACCGACCCGGCGGTGCTCGTCGCCCTCGTCGACGCCGTCCAGCCGCCCGCCCTCATGCTCGGCCCCGTGTCCGGGCGGGCGGCCCGGTCGTCCTGCCTGTTCGAGGTGGCGGGCGTGGTGACCGCCATCGCCGCCCGGCTCGAGCCGGGGGCGGGCATGGACACCCTCGACACCCTGGTCGCCTACGTCCTCGAACGTTTCGCCGCCGCCGCCGAATGGGCGGTCGAGTCGTGGTCCGAGGCGCGGGTGTTCACCGTCGGCGGGATCGTCTACTTGGGCTCGCGGATCACCTTCACCGCGCTGGTCGAGATCTGATGGCCGAACCGGGCCGGGTCGAGATGGTCGGCTTCGACGAGGCCGCCGCCAACATCCGCCGTTGGACGGCCGACCTCCTCCCCCACCTGTACCGGTCGGAGGAGGCCCAGGCGTTCGGCAACGTCGTCGCCGCCAAGGTCCGCTCGGCGGTGCCGGTCGTGTCCGGGGCGCTCGCCGCGTCGCTCGGCGTCGAGACGTCGGACGACGCCCTGTCGGTGTTCGAGGACATCGTCTACGCCGGCTGGGTCGAGTTCGGCGGGGCCCGCGGCCGTCCCTATGTCGACGAGGGCCGCTACCTGTACCCGTCGGCGGACGACGCCGCCGACGAATGGGCCGACGCCGCCGACCGGGCGACGACCGACAGCATCGAACATTTCCCGTGGCACCAAACCCACAAGGGGGCAACGTGACCGTCACCGACGAGCCTGTAGTCGAGCCGTTCGCGGCGGGCGACCCTGTCCCGCCGACCGCCCAGCCGCTGATCCTCACCGACTGTTACGTCGAGATCGGCGGCGTCAACCTGCGCTGCCTCGCCAAACACCTGGAGGCGTGCGCGGTCGACGTCAAGAAGAACACGATCGAGACGTTCTGCTCCCGCACCGACTACCCGGGCACGGTCAAGTACACGCTGAAGGTCGACTTCTACCAGTCGTTCGACTCGGGGGCGACGTTCGACACGCTGAACGCCGCGGTCACCGGGTACAAGGCGACATCCACCCCGGTGGCGTTCAAGGCCCGGCCCTACGCGTCGCGGGTGGCGTCGGCGACGAACCCGATCATCTCCGGCCTGGTCATCCCCACCGACTTCGTGTGGCTGTCCGGCGACGCCGGGGCGCCGTCCGAGGTGTCGATCGAGTGGGATTTGACCGGCCCGCCGAGCCGTGACACCGGGGCGGTCACCGCCACCGGGGCGGTCGCCGGGGCGCCCGGCTATTTCACGCCGACCGGGGCGACCCAGCCGGCCAACCTGGCCGCCCTGACCGGGGTCACCGCCTCGCCGGCGACGAACTGGGCGACCGGCCAGTATGTGATCACCGCCGACTACCTGGCGAACAACTGGAACGGCACCACCTGGGTGGCGGGGAAGCATCCGTGAGCGTCGCCGTGTCCGACCCGACCGTCGCCCTGCCGTTCCTGGTCTGCGTCGACCAGGCGTTCAACCAGCGTCTGCCCCCGCAACGCCAGATCGACGCCCTCGAGCGGATCAACGGTGGGGTCGCCTTTTCCGAGTTGATCCAGACCAAGACGACCCAGGTGACGGCGTTCCGGGCGTTGATGCGCGACTACCCCGACCGCGACCCGGCGAGCCTGTGGGCGCACGCCTACGACGTCGAGGTCGAGATCGTCGCCGTGGACCCTACAAACGGCGCCGGGCCGAAGCTGTCGCCGCCTGGTGCCGGTACTGGCGGATGACCCCCGACGAGATGGACGCCCTCGACGACGTCGTGTTCGTCGCCATGGCCGAACTGATGCAACGCGAGGCCGCCGAGGTCCGCCGAGCCCAGCGCGCCGCAGCGCGGCGGTGACCGGGTGGCCTCCGGCCCGTCGGTCCTCGTCAAATTCCTCGGTGACGCCACCGGCCTGAAGGACGCCGCCGACGACGCCGACGGGGTCGGCGGCCGGCTGAAAGGGTTCGCCAAGGGGGCGGCGCTCGCCATCGGCGGCGCCTTCGCCGTGGACAAGGTCGTCGAGTTCGGCAAGGCGTCGGTCGACGCCGCCGCCGACGACGCCCGGTCCCAAGAGATCCTCGCCCAGACGTTGAAGAACTCGACGGGCGCCTCCGACGCCCAGGTCGCCTCGGTCGAGAAGAACATCGCCGCTCTGTCGAAACACGCCGCGGTCGCCGACGACGACCTGCGCCCCGCCCTCGGCACCCTGGTCCGGGCGACCGGCGATGTCGGTAAAGCCCAGGATCTGCTTTCGGTCGCCCTCGACGCCTCGGCGGGCACCGGCAAAGACCTGGGGACGATCGTCCAGGCCATGGGCCGGGCGGCGGAAGGCTCGACCGGGGCGCTCGGCAAGCTGGGCATCGCGACGAAGGGCGCGCACGGCGAGGCCCTCACCGCCGACCAGGTGTTCAAGAACATGGCGGACACGTTCAAAGGGCAGGCGGCCGTGGCGGCCGAGTCGACCGCCGGGAAGATGGAGAACGCCAAAATCCAGTTCGGCGAGTTCCAAGAACAGGTCGGCACCGCCCTCCTCCCCGTGCTCGGCACCCTGTCCGACTTCCTCACGAACACGCTCATCCCGGCGATCTCGGGCGTGGTCGGCTGGATCGAAGGCCACAAAGACCTTGTCCTCGCCGCGCTGATCGGTATCGGCACCGTGGTCGGCGCCGTCGTCGTCCCCTCGTTCATCACCTGGGCGGTGGCGGCGACCACCGCGGCGGTCGCCACCCTCGCCGCCATCTGGCCGTTCCTCCTCCTTGGCGCCGCGATCGCCGGGATCGCCTTTCTGATCATCACCAACTGGAACACGATCCGTGCCGCCACCGTCGCCGTGTGGGACGCCATCGTCGGCGCCATCAAAGCCGTGTGGAACTGGGTCGTCCAGAACTGGCCGCTGCTGCTGTCGATCCTGCTCGGCCCGATCGCCGTCGCCGTCTACCTGATCGTCGGCCATTTCAACACGATCAAGATATGGGCGGCCGACGCGGTGAACTTCATCCGCGGGATCTGGGACGGCCTCGTCACCTTTTTCACCGGCCTGCCCGGCCGTCTCGGCGGCGTGTTCTCCGGCATGTGGGACGGGATCAAAGACGCGTTCCGTTCGGTGATCAACACTGTGATCGGCTGGTGGAACGGCCTCGGCTTCACCCTGCCCCGCGTCGACTTCCTCGGGATCCACGAAGGCGGGCAGCATATCGGCGTCCCCCAGATCCCCCTACTGGCCGAGGGCGGACTGATCACCGCCGCCGGGCTCGCCTTCCTCCACCCCGCCGAGGTCGTCACCCCGGCCGGCGAGCTCGGCCCCCGCGGCCCGGTCGTCGAGACGATGAACGTCACCGTCACCGACGGCGCCGACATCGACCTGTTGCTCGCCAAGCTCGGTTTCGCCGCCACCGCCGGCCGGTTGTGATGGCCGATTACTGCGCCTACCCGGTCGTGCTCACCCTGACACTCGGCTCGACCGTGCTCGACCTCATGTCCGACCAACAAGGCTTCAGGGTCGCCGAGTTGAACATCCGTCTGCCCGAGATCCGCGACGACGTGAACGCCGCCGCCGACCGTCACGGCACCATCGACCTGTCCCGCCTGTACGGGGCCCGGGCCGTCACGATCAGCGGGTTCGTGGTCCCCTCGCCGACCGGCAGCCGTCAGAAAATGTTGCACAGCCTCGCCCCGTTCCTCGACCCGTCGGCCCGGGCCACGCTCACCTACCAGGTCGACGACGACACCGGGCCGCGCACCCTGACCGTGCGAGCCTCCGACCTGTCGGTCCCGTTCACCAACCCGAAAACGTCGGAGTGGTCGGTCGGCTGGAAATGCCCCGACCCGCTCGCCTACGACGCCACCGTCCAAACCCGCTACGCCTTCGCCAGCACCCAGGGCGGCCGGGTCTACAACTGGACCCCGCCCCGGGTGTACCCGCCGGGCGGGGGCAGCTCCGGCTACGGGTACAACTACGGGGAGTTCACCGCCTACCCGACCGTGCTCATCTACGGTCCCGCCTCGAACGTCGCTTTCACCTGGGTCACCTACCCGCCGGGCGGGACGGGCACCTCCTACCAGCTGTCCCTCGCCCCCAGCTATGTGATCTCCGCCGGCCATTACGTGGCCCTCAACAGCCGCACCCGCACCGCCCTCATCGACGGCGACCCGGCACAGTCGGTCTACGGCCAGCTGCAATGGTCGTCGCAGGGGGCGTGGCCGTCGATCCCGGCGGGCGGGTACACGTCGTGGAACCTGACGGCGACGAACGTGTCGAACGCCACCCAGGCGCAGATCTCATGGCAGGACCCCTATCTGCTATGACCGACCTGCTCGACCTGCGCGCCCCGAAAGCGTCGTCGTGGTCGGCGCCGCCCGACGGCCGCACCTGGCGGATCGGGGTCTGCTGGAAGGCGCCGCCCCGGCGCGGCCAGATGGTCGCCGAACTGTCCGACGCCCGCAGCCGCAAACTGTCGTTCAACCTGCGGGCCCCGGCGACAGCGTCGTGTGTGATCGACGGCCGCTCGCCCCAGTGCGCCCAGCTGCAAGAACTGTCCCAAGATCTGATCCTGTCCCGCTGGGACGGCGGCCAGAACCGGTACGTGACCATGTTCCGGGGGCCGGTCGGCCAGACCCAGGACACGATCTCGGAGACGACGCACACGGTGAACGTGAACGCCGCCGACTATCGAGCCTACCTGGCCCGCGCCGTGCTCGGCGGGTCGTTCAACACCACCGTCGACCAGGACGAGATCGTCCGCACCGTCACCCTCAACTACCAGTACGGGGCGGCGCAGGCGTTCATGGATCAGGGTTTGCTCTTCCAACGGCTCAACCCTGACGGCACCACCCGGGGCCCGTCCGGGGTGCAGAGGACCCGCCAGTACACCGGGGCCGAGAAGGTCGGCGACCTGGTCGACAACCTGTCCAACGTGAGCGGCGGTTTCGAATGGGGCGTCGAGCCGGGCGACCCCGGCTCGAACCTCGCCGGGTATCTGAACGTCTGGTACCCGCAACGCGGGGTGACCAAGACGTTCGTCGCCGAGTACGGGGCGACCATGGCGAGCCTGTCGCGCACCGTGCAGTCCACGACGTTCGCCAACTGGGTCCGCAACGACGGCCAGAACAACGCCGACGGGACGCCCATGTTCGCCATGGCCTACGGCGATGTCATCTCGAACCCGCAGCTACACCCCGAAGGGCTGTGGCAGGAGGGGATTTCGCATTCGGACGTGAATCAGCAGACCACGTTGCAGCAGCAGGCCGACGGCGAGCTCGCCCTCGCCTCGGTCCTCGTCCCGTCGTACAAAGCGGTGCTCGCCCCCGGCGCCTGGCTGAACCCGCAGACCTGTTGGCTGGGCGACACGATCGGCCTGCGGGTCCGATCCGGCCGTCTCGCCGTCGACACCACCGTGCGGATCGTCGGCGTCGACATCGACATCGCCGACACCGGGGCCGAGAAAGTGTCCCTCACCCTCGGCCGCTCGGAGCTCACCTTTTCCGACGTGATGGCGGACAACCGGTCCCGTCTCGACGCCCTCAGTAGGAGATAACCCTGTGACACGTCTCGCGCCCCTGTGGCAGCAAAACGGCTCCTACCCGGCGCAGACCGACCGGGTCCTGCTCGGCACCCTGTGGCCGACGTCGGGCTCGACGGGCGGCGCCGTCACCACCCAGGCCGCGACCATGAACGTGAACGTCGCCGCGGGCACCGCCGCCGTCGCCCTCACCACCGGCCAGTACAGCGCCCTGTGCCGATGGGACGCCACCGAGGTCGTCACCCTCACCGCGGCGCCCCCGGCCGGGCAGTCCCGCATCGACCGGATCGTCTGCCAGGTACGCGACGCCGTCCTCGACGCCGGGTCGAACAACGATTTCCTGATCACCGCCGTGGTCGGCACCCCGGCGACGACCGGCTCGCAGGTCCCCCCGGCCACCCCGACGAACGCCTACGCCCTCGCCGACGTCACCGTCCCCGGCGGGGTCGCCAACCTCAACTCGGCGACGATCACCGACCGCCGGGTGCCGCTGAACCCTCGCGACACCCTTCACGCCATGGTGTACCGCGCCGCGGCGTGGACGACCACGACCGGGTGGACGGCGGTCCCGTTCGACACTGTCGACCGCGACCCGGCCGGGCTATGGGTGCCAGCAAATAACGCCTTCACCGTGCCCGTCGCCGGGGTATGGCAGGCGGCCGGGCACTGGGGCACGAACGCCGCCGCCGCCAATCATGCCGCCTTCGTGTCGGTCGCCAAGAACGGCACCCAGACCCGCGACGGCTCGTTCGTGATCGCCGCCGCCGCCGCCAACGCGCTCGGCACGATGGTGTCGGGCGCCCTGTACGCCGTAGCGGGGGACAAGCTGTCGCTGCTCCACCTGTCGAGCACCGCCACCGCCGGGTTCACCGGGATCGGCGGCTGCTGGTTCAGCGTCGACTATCTCGGCACCGGATAAGGAGACTCCCGATGGCCTACCTGTCACAGTGGCGCCTCACCTACGACGACGACTTCGTGTCACGGTGCCGGGCCTGCCTCATCCAGCAGGCCGAGCAGTTCAAAGACGACACCCGGGCCGACATCGTCGCCATGGCCGAGTCGATCATCCGCCAGGACAACGGCTCGATCTTCGCGTCGTGGCAAGCAACCCTCGGGGCGGCGCCGAGCTTCGCCGACACCGCCGACCCCGACGGCGACGGCACCGTCGACTCTTCGCTGATCACCGACGCCATGATCCTCGCCAACGTCCAGGCGCAGTGGCCGACCCTCGCCGCCCTCTACTTCGACGACACCGGGGCGCCGATATGAGTGACATCACCCCGGCGGTCGAGCCCGACGACGAACCCGACGAGCCGTGGGCCCGTGACCGGGTCACCTCCGAAGTGCAAGCCAAGCTGAACGACTACCGCCGCCACGTCGAGGAGTGGGACCGTGACCCTGACACGTAAGTGGCTGCCGTCGCCGTGCTACTCGAGCCGGGGCGGCACCCGGGCGACGGTCATCGTGCTGCACACGGCCGAAGGGGCGACGACGATCGAGTCGCTCGGCTCCTGGTTCGCGAACCCGGCGAACGGGGTGAGCTCGCACACCGGCGCCGACGACAAGCCGGGCACCGTCGGCGAGTACGTCCGCCGCGACCAGAAGGCGTGGACTCAGGGCAACGCGAACGCGTGGTGCGTGTCGCTCGAACTTTGCGGGTTCGCGAAGTGGACCCTCGACGAGTGGCACCGCCACCCGAACATGCTCGCCAATTGCGCGGCGTGGATCGCCGAGGAGGCGGCCGCGTTCGGGATCCCGATCGCCCGGTCGCCGAACCCGCAGGCGGGAGCTCCCGGCGTGTGCCAGCACGTCGACCTCGGCGATATGGGCGGCAATCATTGGGACTGCGGCGGCGGGTTCCCGCTCGACGAGGTGCTCGAGATGGCGGGCGGTGCGGCGCCGAGCGTGCCGCCGCCGGCGACCGGCACCGTCCCGCCGTGGCCGGGCGTGTATCTGATGAACTACTGCGAAGGCCACGGCACCGCCCAATGGCAGGCGCAGATGCAGGCTCGAGGGTGGACGATCACCGTCGACGACTGTTACGGCCCGCAGTCCGAAGAGATCTGCTTCCAGTTCCAACGGGACAAGCATCTCGACGAGGATGGGATCGTCGGCCCGCAGACCTGGGAGGCGGCGTGGACCGCCCCGATCACCTGATGTTCTTTCCCCGCTGGCCGCTGCTCGCCGTCGCCGTCGCCCTCGTCACCACCTATGTCACCATGGCCGAGGTCAACCGGGGCGACGAAGGCCCCCGCACCTTCGTCGCCGCCCTCGCCGCCGTCACCGTCGGCGCCTGGCTGTACTCGCTCGCCCGCGGTGACGAAGACCCGCCCGGAGGGAAGAACTGAGCCATGTGGTCCGACGCCGAGATCGTCTGCCTGCTCGTCCTGGTCGGGGTGATCGCCCTCGTCCACCTGTTGACCTTCCTCGCCGGGGCCAGGCGCCCCTAGCACGCCCTAGAGCACCCCCCGCATGACCTCGTCCATCACATCGGCGGCCTCGCGTTGCAGCTTGGGTAGCACCTCGGCGTACACCCCGGCGGTGACGGCCAGGGAGGCGTGGCCCAGGTTCTTGGAGATCACCTCCATGGGCACGTTGTGGGAGAGCATGATCGTCGCCGCCGAGTGGCGGGCGGCGTGGAAGCGGCGGGGACCGAGGCCGACCGTGGTGGTCACCTTCACCCACCAGCGCAGCAGCTCGCGGGGATACACCGGCGTGCCCGCCGCCATGGTCAGCACCAGGTCGAGGTCGACCCAGGTGCGCGCCGCCATGCGCTCCACCCGCTGTGCCTGGCGGTGGGCCCGCATGACGGCCACGACCGCCGCCGGTAGTGGCACCTGGCGCACCTTGCCCCCCTTGCCGGTCACCGTGGCCCACCCTTCGTCGAGGTGGACGTCGGGCCAGCGCAGACCGACGACCTCGCCCGAACGCAACCCGCAGAACAGTCCGAGCACGGCGGCAACCGCCCAGCGGTCCCCGTCCAGGTGGCGCACGACGGCCAGGGCGTCGGCCTCGTCGAGACGGTCGTCGAGGCGGGGAGCACCGGCGCCGCGGGGACGGCGGGCCCGGGCCGCGGCGTTGTAGTCGACCGTCTCGGCGGCCAGCGCGTCGGCGAGCGCCCGGCGCAGCACGGCGCGCACCACGGCGACCGAGTTGGGCCGCAGACCCTCGCGGCGCATGTCCTCCATCATCCCGGTGACGTGGTCCGAGGTGAGGCCGCCCCGGCCGCGCAGCCGGAGACGGCCGAGACGGGGGACCAGATGAACCCGCACCACCTGTTCATACTTGCGAAACGTCTCGGGGGCGACCTGACCTTCGACGGCGTGACCGATCCACCAGGTCAGATACTGGCCGACCGTGGTGCGGTCCTGCGACGGCGGCCGCCCGGCGGCGACGTCGCCCACGAGGACCCGCATCCGCTCCCGCACCTCGCCCTCGTCGCGTGACTTGACGACCTTGCGGCGGCGCCGACCGGGGGCGGCGGGCAGTTCCACCGACCCGCACCACCACCCGTCGCCCGTCCGGTACACCGACCCGTCGCCCCTCCTGCGCTGCGCCATCTTCCGTTCCTCTCTCGGTAGCCAACAGGGTAGCCGAACCGGCGACACTGGGTGATACTCAGCGATACCAAAACCTAGCTGTATCAACGCTCGGCGATGCTCGGCGTCACGTATGCGGAGAGCAGCTTGTTCTCGCTCAACGCCTTGTCCCGTAAGGGCCGCTTGCCCGTCGGGTAGCCAACGGGTAGCCTTCGGGCCCATGACGCCCCCCCACACAGGCGACACCGCTTGCCACCGTGCGAGAGTTGACATAGGGTCGACCAGTAACAAGCTGATCTCGGCGCAGACGACGCCGGGACGGCGACACGGGCGTCCGGCGGAGGACGGTCCCGTTCGTTGAAAGGGGGCCGCATGACCGACAGTCCGCGCCGCCTGCTCGGCGTCGCCGACCTGGCCGAACACCTCGGACTCGGCCAGACCAAGGTCCGCGAGCTGATCCGCGCCGGCGACATCCACGCCGTGAAAGTCGGCCGACGCCTGCTCGTCTCGTCCGACGAGGTCGACCGCTTCATCGACACGCTGCACAACGAAGCCGTATGACCGGCACCGCCCTCGACGCCTGGCGACCACCCGAAGGGGCGATGACCGCCGAGGCGGTCGAAGCCGTCGTCCTCCACGGCGACCTCGACTCCCTGACCGCCGAGGACCGGGTCCGCTACTACTTCCAAGCCTGCCACGCCCTCGGCCTCACCCCCGAAACCCGGCCCCTCCAGTTCCTCCAGTTCCGCGGCCGCGACGACCAGCAGGCCAAAACGATCCTCTACGCCACCCGTGACTGCACCGACCAGCTGCGCCGGCGCGACAAAGTGTCAACCCGTATCCGTTCGGCCACGGTCACCGACGGGGTCCTCGTCGTCACCGCCGAAGCGTCGACACCCGACGGCCGCACCGAAGAGTCCACCGGGGCGGTCAACCTGCAAGACAAGAAAGGCGTGGCCAGGGCGAACGCCTACATGACCGCCGAGACAAAAGCGAAACGGCGGGCGACGCTGTCGATCTGCGGGCTCGGCTGGCTCGACGAGTCCGAACTGGACGGTCTGCCCGACGCCCGGCCCGTCGAACCGACCGAGGTCGCCCCGGAGGCTTCACGCGTCCACGTCGTACGCCACCGGGGCGACGGGTCCACCGTACCCGTCCACCTCCAGCCGACCGCGGCCACGCCGGCCGAGGTGGCGAACATCGTCGCCGCGCTGGAAGAAGCCGAGGCCGACCCCGCCGGCCTGGAAGCCGTCCGCCGCCAGTGGGTCGAGTGGAAGGGACCGCGGCCCGAGCCGGGCGTGATCTCGTCGATCGAGGCGTTCGCTTTGCAGACACTGCTACGCCAAGAGATCGACGCAATCCCGCTTGAAGTACACGACACCGCCCCCGAGGCCGCCGAAACCCACGGCGACCCCCGCTTCGACCCGGCCGACATGGCCGACGCCGACGACCTCGGGAGGCCATTCACCGACGAGGCGTCGTGAGCGCCGTCGAGGTTCTGCCCGCCGACGCATGGACGCCGCAGTACGCCGCGGAGCACGTCATCGCCTCATGGCGCGATGCCGTCGAGTCGATCATCGAAACCGGCCGGCGGCTGATCGAGGCGAAGGCCCGCGTTGGCCACGGCCATTGGCAGGACACCGTCGCCCTGCTACCCTTCGGCGACAGCACGGCCCGCAAGCTCATGCAGATTGCGGCGCACCCAGACCTCGCAAATCGGGATCACGCTACTGATTTGCCGGCCTCTTGGTACACCCTGTCAGTCCTGGCGCAACTGCCGCCCGGCGAGATCCCTGAGCGGATCGCCGCCGGCGAGATCACGCCAGAGCTGGACCGGGCCACCGCGCAACAGTGGGCGAACTTCTACGGCGCGGCACGGCAAGAGGCGCTCACCGCCTGGAGCGCGGGTTTCGACGCCCTCACCGCCGCGCTTGCTTACGTCGTGAGCTGCCAGCCGCCAGCGTCGATCCCGTCGAGCTACCCATCCCCGGCCGACTGGGCCGACCGCGTGGGCCGCCTGTCCGAAGCTGTCCGAGAGTGGGAGGGAACGGAATGACGTTGCCGCAGACAATCAAGCTGCGGGTCGCGGAACGCGCCCTTGGCGGCACTCGAACCGATCTCGTCGAGGCGATCGGCGACGCCATCCGAGAGTGCGGGTTCACGTTCGACCAACTCGTCGACACGCTCGCCCACGAGACACGCGGACAGTTCTCGGCCCTTCGGACCAGTACGTACGACATGCCCGACACGACGCCGCAGCTCCGACTCTTCGACCTCCCACAGGTGATCGCCGTCCCGACCCGCGACGGTGTCCTGTTCGTCAACAAGGACGAAGCGACCGTCGCGGACGTCAAGGCCTGGGTCGCCGACGCCCGCCGATACCACAAGGTCCAGTTGGGCCGATTCGAGCGCCACGCCGAGTGCCTCGCCGCTCTCGACGGCGTCGAAGGGGTCGACGACGACACCCTGTGGCACAAGGCGGTCAACGTTCTCCGCGGCGCGGACGCCGTTCCCGAAGAAGAGGACGTGTGAGTTCCGGCCGCCTCCGTCTGCCCTACCGCTACCTCGTCCAGATCGGCGAGCGGGACAGATGGCGGTGTCATGTATGCGGCGAAGGGTACCGGGCCGGCCCCGACTTCCGATGGGAGGTCGAACATGACATCGCCGTGACCAGAGGCGGCAGGAACCTGCTCCAGAACCTGCGCCTGTCGCATCGCCGCTGTAACCGCGAGAAGGGCACGGCATGACCCGCCGCCGCAAGATTGACCGGATCTCTGGGACGATGATCGGCAACGCCCAGTCAACAGCGCGGGCGACACGTGTCGAGTACCGGCCGGGACGGCCCGGCCGACGAGGCGACCCGCGGGCGACATGGCGGATCCCCTACGGGCGTGCGTGGTGGAAGCGGTGATCATCCTGCACCCCCGCAAAGCGGCCGAGGCCGCCGCCTACTGGCGGCGCAAAGGTTCCACCGTGCACGCCGCCCGCATCGAAGCCGACCTCGCCGCCCAAGGGTACTGCCGGCGGTGCGGGGTGCGCCTCACCGACCCCGAGTCGATCGCCCGGGGCATCGGCCCCGACTGCGCCAAAAAGGACGGGGGCAAGCGGTGAGCCGTCGCGTCAAGAAGCTCCCCGGCCGGCCCAAGATGCCCGAACGGCCCGCCTGGTACTGCCACCGCTGCGGGCTCACCTTCACCGCCTGGGCCCCCGCCCAACGACACTCGAACGCCAATAGAGGCCACCGCATCGAGCTGGCAATCCCACAATGACCGACCCGAGAACGAGGTCGCCATGGACCGTATCACAGAGGTGAAACGTCAGACCAGGGTCACAATGCCGCTCGACGCCGCCCAGCTGTTAGTTGACTGTGCCGAGCGGTGGGAAGACCTGTCCGACGCCGAATGGGAGACCGTCCGAGACGCCCGACGCCGCGTCTGTGACGCCGAGGCGAACGTACGTAAGAAGCTCGGTCTGACGTCGTGAGAATCCGCACTATCAAGCCGACGTTCTTCACCTCGGCGACGGTCCACCGGCTGCCGCTCGCGACGCGGCTGACGTTCGTCGGACTGTGGTGTTACGTGGACGACGAGGGCCGCGGCGTCGACGATCCGCGCCTAATCCGGGCCGCGGTGTGGCCCTTCGAGGAGTTATCCACAGGCAAGGTTGAGCGAATCCTGGCCGAACTGGCGGCCGAACAACTCATCTGCCGCTACGAAACGGGTGGAGCGACGGTCGTCCGCCGACTTCTTCACGTCGTGAACTTTCGCGAGCACCAGACCATCTCGAAGCCGTATAAGTCCAGCATGGAGGCCTGTTCCGACCCCTCACACGCGTCGGAAAAAACCTGCACGTTCCAGGAACGTTCCGGGAACGTTCCGGGAACGTTCCCGCCCTCGCGTGCGCGTGCGCACGCGCACGGTAGGGAAGGGAATAAGGAAAGGAATAAGGAGGCGGAACAGGGAGCGTCGGACGGAACGGCGACCGAGGGCCGCCGTCCGACGCTGAAGGGAACACCCCTCGACCCCGACGCCATCGCAGCCTGCCCATTCTGCGACGAACACGGGTGGCTGTCGCACGGTGACACGATCATCGGACGGTGCAGCCACAATCCCATACACGTACCGCAGCCTGAGTCGACCTGGCCAGCGGCGCCAGATGCTCTGACTACGTCGCCCCGACTAGAGGTCATAACACGCCGATGACTGACCAGATGACTGACCAACTGTTCGAAGTTCCGTTCGCCGATCCAGCGACTGTTGACCCCGTCGCTCGGTTCTTCAAAGAGTACGCCCCGGTACTACGGGCACGATTGATTACCGAGTCCCGGCGCTCGTACACCTTGCACTGCGTCCTGTGCGGTCGATCTGAGGCAGAGCTTCACCACTGGGCGCAGAAGGCCATTTTCGGACCCTGGCTGGCAGAACGGTTGGCGCGTGAGCCGCTCTGCCCAGAGCACCACCGGCTCGGGCATGACACCGAGGACGACTACTACCGGCGCCGCTACGCCAGGCGGGCGGGATGACCGGCCGACCTCTTTGCGCCAAGACCGGGTGCGGCCGACCGGCCCGATACGGGACCGTCTACTGCGGCGCCCACATCCCCGAGCCGACCCCGCTGCGGCCGACCTGCCCGTACTGCGGCGACCTGTACAACTGGCTCGACCACTACCGCTACGGGCAGTGCGAGTACTGCCACGCCGACGAACCCAACCGGGCTCTGCGCGACTGGGACGAGGCGCCGTGGTGATCGACGGCGAGTGCGTGGTCTGCGGGGCGGGACGGGTCCGCCGGGTCCATGCCGAGTGGTGCGAGCGGGTCGCCGCCCTGCTCCGCCCGCGGACCTCCCAGCCGCGGGACGACGGGCAGCGATGCCCGACGTGCGGCGCCAGGTGGGCGGCGTGACCGCCGTCCTCGCCGCGCTCGCCGGGGGCGTCACCGCCCTCGTCGCCCTCGTCGTCGACACGATCCGCAAACGGCGCTCCTTCGACGCCGACCTCGAAACGTGGCGGCCGGTGCGGGACCGGGGCGCGGAGGTCGACGCCCTGCTCGAAACCGCCGAGCGCACCGTCGCCGCCGAACATCGCCGCCTCCAACGGGAAGGGTGGGCGTGGTGGCGGTGACCGCCGACGGCGCCCGGCGGGAGGCGTGGGCGTGGATGGCCGACGCCGCCTGCCGGGGCATGGACCCCGCCCTGTTCTTCCCCGAACGAGGCGAGGACACCCGCCCGGCGCTCAACGCCTGCGCCGTCTGCCCGGTCACCGCCGAATGCCTCGCCTACGCCACCGCCCACGCCTGGTCGGGGATCTGGGGCGGCACCACCCAGCGGGAACGGCGGACCAACAAGCGCCACAGGCGCCCAACCTGAAAGGGCACACTGACACCATGGACACCGAAGACGTTGGCAACCTCGGACAGATCCTCGCCGACATGGCCGAGTTCATCGCCGAGCAGGACGAGCCGGGCGACCCGGCCGGCGCTGTCGCCACCATGACCGAGGCCATGCAGCTGGTCGCCTCGCTGGTGCCGGGCGAAGAAGCCGAGATCGAACCGGCCGAACCCGATGGCGAGTAGCGCCGGGTATCGAGGGGCGTGGCGTCGCATCGCCGCCGCCGTGCTACTGCGCGACGGATATCGCTGCCACTGGTGCGGCGCCATTGCCAACACCGTCGACCATGTGGTGCCGCGTGCCGAAGGTGGGACAGCAGACCCGGCCAACCTGGTCGCCGCCTGCCGCACGTGCAATAGCAGACGGGGTGGCGAGTGGGCGGTCGAGCATGGCCGGGGATGGTGGCGTGGAGTGGACAAGGACGGGGGGCAATGGACAAGGAGCGAAGCAACAACCCTT